AAACCGGTCATTGAGGATCTAAAAGAAGAATTTAGTGGTTTTGATTGGGTTGATATTGATATCCATGAGGATACATCTGGTATTGCGCAACGTATTGGTGTTACAATTGTTCCAACGGTTGCAGTCGTGTGGTATAATGAAAATGGTTCTGTAGAGCGTGTCGAAAAACATTCAGGAACATCTCCTGCTCCATATTATAGGATTCTGCGTATGGCTAGTCGACAAGCGTAGACGTGACTAGTTCTCCATCTTTATAGGCTTCACACACAAATTGGTCAGAGTCTTCTTCTACAGCAGGCGTTTGTCCGACGATAACTTTCGTTTCGTTCGATGAACTCTTGGCAGTTTTTTTGCTAGGTGGTGGTTCCGGTGGATGAAAGACTCCTTTTCCGGTCCCTGAAGACGTAAATGGTTCTTGACTGGATCGTTTCATACTATAGTATGCAATTGTTCCAACATAGAACGCAATGAGTTCAGATAGAATTGGAGATAGCCAACCGTAGCGAAAGTTATCAAAACATCCTTTCCACCACAAAATTGCATATTCGGCTGCAAATGTAGCAGCAATAGTTATTCCAGTCGCAGCTTGTGAATCCGGTGCGCCTGCATCAATAGATTCCAACATATGACACCATAGAATTGTTGATGTCAACAAAATTCCAACCGGTGCAAACGTCGTTTGCAATCCATACAATCCGGGTGTTGCACAAATATCATCAATATGAATATCACCATAACTTGTATTTTTTGTAGCGTATTCCATCTCGTTTCCAAGGTAACCATTTCCTGCAAGTACAGCCGATATCACGAAAATACCTGCACCAAGCAGAGTTCCAAATGCCGAGTCAGGAATTATACGAAGAAGTCCAATGGTAAGTGAGGAAATGATAAGTCCACCTCCTACAAGAAGCATGATCCAAAATACCCAAATATTTGACGTAAATTCTGTATAGCTTGCAAATGTATTACTTCCAATAAGACTGACAAGAATAATTGTTATGAGTCCAACCAAAGACGCTTTTGAGTACTGGTACTCGCCCATAAGAATATCAGAAATAAATCCTCCAAAGAAAAAGAAGTATGGAGTCAAACTTAACCATGTTGTCAAGTATCCAATACCATCAAATTTAGGTACATTGCCAAACATTTCATATATGTACTTCCACCAAACTGGTGCATATTTTCTCAGTAAAGCTATGGTACCTACGACAGCACCTGTGAGAAGAACACAAGTTGCTACCGCAATTCCAAAACCAAGCCAGAAATAATCAATTGAGTTCATTGATTATTCTCAGGATACAAAATCACGTGAAACTACAAATGAGTATTTATGGGTCTGCATCGAGCTGGGGACAACAATGTGGAAATTCAAATCAAAGTCCTGTCAATCTATCACAGTCTTCATCCAAACCTTGTGATTTATTATGTGATCTCGTATTTGATGATGCATACATTTCACAAGCAAATGTAGTTGTTTCGGATGAAGGTCTTATTCTACAAAGCCAGACGTCATTAGGAAGTTGCAAGTATGGAGGTGATTCGTACACTTGCAATTCATTACTTGTGACCCATCCAAGCCATCACACTGTTGAAAATATTCAGGCAGATGGAGAAGTTGTAGCTATTTTTAGCAATCCAACTCATGGAATGTTGTGTGTCAGTTCTCTTTTCCGAGTGAACCCAACCCAGACATCGTCCACACATTTCTTCAATGCATTTATCCCATACGCAAACCCGTCTGCAAGTCAGTCTATAAGTTTAGGAGAACAATGGGGTTTGTTTATGATGGTTCCTCCTGCAGGATCCTATTTTGTGTATGACGGATCTCTTGTTGTTCCGCCGTGTCAATCGACAAAATGGGTCGTGTTTAAGTCCATGATTAACATCGATTCCAATGACTTTGCATTGTTGGTGAGAAACGTTCAAGCAGGATCAAGACCTGTGCAACCTGTCGGTGATCGATCGATATACTTTAACGATACGGAGCAGCTTCCAGGAGGTCCGATGCCACATGATGGAAAAACGTATATGCGTTGTCGCCGCGCAGGTCGCAAGAATGATGTTCGACAAATCCAACCGGCCGGTCTCAAAGAAAAACAACCATCCAAACCCAATTTTATTGTACAATGGGCAACGAAACAAATACAAGCAAACTCATTTCTAGAATTAGTCGATGTCGTACTGCTTTTCGTATCGTTTGGATTGGGAGTATACTATGCATGGAAAAATAGTTCAGACCCACGTGGTTTTTATATAATTTTGTTATTTCAGTCGTTTGCAAGATGGATTCGATCCTTCTTCTTTACAACTCCTTAAGGGCGTTCATCCCAGCACGTCTCATGTGCATCGGGGCCCCAACACGTCTCGTCCGTCTCGTCCTCCTCCGACGGGGACTCCTCCAAATCCGGATTCTCGATGAGAGTTTGCAGTAACTTCTCTTTCTGAATCTTCTTGCGGATCTTTCGGTCCTCCTTCTTCTTGGACGTATCCACTGTTGTCCATCCATCATCCTCCTTCGGAGCCTCTGTAGGAGCCTCCGTAGGAGCCTCTTCAGAAAAGTCCTCAGGGAAGTCCTCTAACGGAGGACCCTCCATGGGAGGAGTGGTGCACTGGTCAGGATACTCCAACATATCCCTCATCGGTGGAGGGACTACAATGTGAATCGGAGGTGGTCGTTCCTCCAGCACCGTCTTGGCGACGATTGCTGCATGCGACTCCCCCACCCATCCACGCGTAGCTCGAGGAGCTACAAGAGCAGGAAAGTTCGTGTCGTTCATCGCGATACGAGCCTTCTCCTCTGCAGCCTTCTCCTCCTCTTCCTCTTGCTTGCGTCGCTTCATGGTCTCACGCACCAACCACTTCGGCATCTCGTTGTTGCGGCGGTTTTTGCGGTACATTGTTGGTCTTACAATTATCATGTTCGAACATATAAATCCGTTTTCAAAGACTGAAAACGAAACAAGCAAGCAGAATGAAAGGAACCGCAATGGTTCAATATGTATATGTCTCTGCCGCAGGAAGTGTTCACGACGGTCAAATTCCTACAAAAGCAGGAGATGTCCTTGAATGGATTCGTAAAAAACACGGTGCAAATATTCAGTTCCAAGGAAAGATTCAGGATCCAATCAAGGAAACCAATTGGTTGTCGATATTTGCATCGATCGATGGTGATGTGTCACAATCGAACAATCATATTCTTCCGGCTCCATTGGATGAAGAAGTATATACTGGACCAATTATTATTTTAGCATCCAAAGTTGAAAACGCGGATGAATACGATCCAAGTATTTCATCGTATTCAAATCTATCGACCGATCATTACAACACCGTGTACCAAGAATGGACATTCGTGGAAGACGATTCCGATGAAGAGGTAGTTGAACATGACGATGAGTTCGTGGAGGAAGAGGAAGAAGATGACGATGAAGAAACAGAACACCCTGCTAAAAACGTCTTTGTACAGCCAATTCATGCAAGCAATGTCTTTGTAGACTGTACTATTCGAGACAAAGTGATTGAGAACTTCAGTGAACTTATGGACTCTATTCTTGCAAAAGAAGTGGAAGAATCACTCTTAAAAAATGTGAGTGAACAATCATTGAAAGAGAACATTGACGTGGACTGGACAAACAAAGTCTTTTGGAACCTGTACAGGAATCGTGCAATTTCATTGTATGAAAATCTGCTTGGCGAGAAAGGGTATGTATGCAACGGAGAGCGATGGCTGGATAAATTAAAAACAGGCGATGTGTCTCCTGCGACACTCGCGGAGATGAATGCAGTCGACTTATGTCCTGCACGATGGAAAGCTTCGATTGAGAAGATTATTGAAGGAGAAAAGAAACTGTATGCAAAAAGTGATAGTGCATCTATATTTATGTGGTGTTCAGGATGCAAAAAGAAATCTAAATGTGATTACTATCAGTTGCAGACTCGGTCGGCAGATGAACCAATGACAACGTTTGTGTCTTGCTTGGAATGTGATCGTCGATGGAAATTTTAGTATCCTCGAATGAACTTTGGTTTCTCTTTGTGATTAAGAGAGGGGACAGTATGTCCGGAGGATGTACATAAATAGGATCTAATCCGTTTGCAATGTCCGGTTTTTTTACATTCGTTACTTTCTCAAATTTAGCTTTGAAGTCTCCAATAATTTTATCAGGAACTTGAGGGCTTGTTTCTGCAAGACGATCACACTGTTCACGTACAATTTTTAGCATATCTTTTGCAGTGATTCGTTCACTTCGAGGAAGTGCGAGTTCAATCATAATAAATCGATGGACTTTTGCATATGTAATTCCTGCAATGCGATGCGATTCGGAACGTTTTGCCCACGAGAAATAACTTGAAATAGTATTGAGTGTAGCAACTCCTAGACTAACACCTCCAATCACGACATTTGCAATATTCGATGTTCCAAAGAGTGATTGGCTTCCAATGGAAGTTGCTCCTGCAAGTGTAGACAATACAATCACTGGAAGTGAAATCATTGTGTTGAATCCTGAATAATACTTTTGGCATCGATCGTGCATCCATGAAAAACAAAGCGCACGTTCTCCTTCTTCACAAAGAATTCGTTCCAATTGAGAATTCCAACTAATGGACATCGGACTTGTCTCATCTGTCATTATTTTAAAAACAGTTAAATAATGGTGTGGATTTATGATAAACATTATCCTAGACTACAAGGGCACTTTTTCAATTTAGTGAGTGTTCTCAAATTTCTTCGAAAGCATACATTTACATCATGGAAACACCTTCAGTCATCTGTGTTCTTTGATTCAGAAAAAAGTAAACCTGTGTTTACAGACGCGATTGCAAAACATGTGTTTCGAGCATTACAAACAAAAGGAGGAGCAGAATACCCGATACTGAATTCATATATAGAAAAAGGTATTTCAACACTTGGATCCTATCTTCCAAGCATTATTGCAAATCCTATTTCTGGAGTAATGAATGGTGCAACGAATACATTTGTAGGAGTAAAAAACTTTATTCCATTTGGAGATCTTCTTCTTGAGACAATGAAAACAGGTGCAGCAGTGAGTACAAGTACAATTGAAGCTGTGGCCGGAGCATTTGGAGGAGCTCCAGGAGAACTTATTGCTGCAGTTTTATCTCTTATGATCGCATCTGCAGCTGCAAGTGTTCATATTTTGGAACGAGATTTTGGAGGAGCAATTGAACAAATTTTTCGGGCACTTCCTGTTGTTGGACCTACATTACAAACTATATTGCAAAAATCAGAGACATTTGCAGGAAAAATCAATGGACAATACGATAAAATTATGGAGACAGTTGGAAGTGTTCGTGGAAACATAGAGGGAAAACTTGCACAACTTCGAGAGACTCCTGTCGGCGGAAAGAGACTTTCAACAAAGAAAAACACATACTATAAATGGCGGAAGACAACGCAGAGAAATTAAGGGCAACCATCCGTGATTGGGTGACTCTTGATGATGAAGAAAGAAACTTAAGGAAACAACTAAAAGATCTAAAAGATAAAAAGACAAAATTGTCAGGAAATATTTTGGAGTTCATGCGTGAGAATCAAGTGGATAACTTTACGCTGGAAGGAGCAGGTGTAGGAAGTCTATCTCGATCTGTACGGACATCACGTCCTCCTCTGAAACGAAATATTATTCGCACTCAACTTTTACTGCAATTTGCAGATCAACCGCAACGGGTTGCAGAAGCCTTACGTGCAATTGAGGGTATTTCAGAAGGAGACGACAATATGTCTGCAGGTGGTGTCCAACGAGAACTATTGGTTCGACGTGTTCCAAAATTCATCTAGAATAAAAAAGTGAGCCATCCGGCCCCTACTTCCTACTCCACTCCCGAAGAATCCCCATGCTGGGGCTTTCCGATGGGCCTGTCCTGCTTTCGATCGCAGGAAGATCTTCCTCCTCTTCGGGTTCGTCAACCTCTACAATCGTAGGAAGGGACGGGCACTTAGAGTAGACGATGCGCACTTTCGTACGCCTAACAGGCCGCATGGTCTTTATTCTCGGGACGCGGCGAACGCGTGTTGTGGTGCGAACAGCGTTAGACATAGACCTAGAGCTGGTAGCCCCCATGGTATTCACTGAAACGGACGCACCGTTAACCACCTACTTCTTTGACGTTTATAAATCCGTTTTTGACAGTTGATTTTGAATAAAAAAGTGAGCCATCCGGCCCCTACTTCCTCCACGTTGCCGTCCGTGGCTTCTTAATCGTCCTCCATCCGTACTTCGGAAGAAGCTCATCTATACGGAAGATGTAAATCTTCTCGTCAGGTTTTTCCAGAGGAGGCCATGTCAAGAAGTCACGCAAATCGGCGGTGATAAAGTCGTCTTCAGGCGCAGTCATTCTCTTGGCCTGATACATTCTAGTTGTCAACACCTACGGCTTTAACGTTTATAAATCCGTTTTAGACAGTCGAGATAACGCATCTTTTGCTGCAATTTGTTCTGCTTGTTTTTTAGTAGGAGCAATTCCAATCCCTAAATGAATATTTGCGTTGTCCACTGCAGCCATTGTGTACATGTTTGCAGCGGAAGATACCATAACGTATTTTGGAGTATAGTGAAACTTTGCTTGATACAGTTTCTGAAGCTGTTCTTTGAAGTTTGTGTTATTCAGTAACAGTTTGGGAATATTGATATACGTTTCAATCAAAGAGACTACAAATGAATACACAACTTGGAAATTGTGGCCAGAATCTGTCCATAATGCACCAATAAACGCTTCCAGAATATCTCCTAGTTTTTTTGAGTTTGTTCGTCCATTGCATACATCTTCATTGTGTCTCGAAATAATATAAAACTTATCAAGACCAATCGTTTGGCTCAGTGTTCCTAACATTTCATTGCAAACAATATCCTTCTTCAAGTCAGTAAGAAATCCTTCGTTTTCATAAGGAAATCTCTTAATTAAATATGTTGACACCGTTGCTCCTAGAATACTATCCCCTAAGTGTTCAAGAGTTTCATAGGATTGATCAAAGAGTTCAAGTACATTATCAGGTTTTGAAACGAGCTGTGTTGATTCTCCTGATGGTGTTGTGTATACTGGTCGCTTTACATACGATGAATGAACCATCGCAGTTTGAAACGTCTCTACATGACGAACTGTGAAATCACAGTCGTGTTTGAATAAAACCGCCTGAATATCCGATTTCGTAAATAGGCGGTTCTTTGCATTGTAAGGGTTGTACATTTGTACATTCAAAAAGACTGATATGTCTACATTCGTTTTACTCCTTGGGAAGTACACGAGTGAAATCATACTCGCGAGCTACAAGTGCACTTGCACGAGACTTGCAGATAAATTCAATTAGATCGGTTGGATCCGGATCGGAGTTATCTTGAAAGTATTGAAGAACAAGAGATTCGAGATCTTTCTTCGAGAGACTCCATGGTTTGGCATAGGTCTCTGGACGATGAATTCGAATAGACGAACCATCTTCATCAATCTTAAGTGTATCGATTCCTTGCAATTGAGGCAACTTCATAAACTCAGCGAGTTGTTTCTCAATAGTCTTTCGCTCGTCTCGTTTGGAATATACTTCTTTATTGAGTTCACGAATAACATTGTCTATATCTCGGTATTGCTTGACACAATTTTTAAGACCTTCCATTGGTATGTACTCTTTCTGTCGGTGTAAACAATTTCCATTTTCAATATAATGGATCCAAGTGAGATAGAGAATCTACGTAAAGTATATAATCAAGAACATTCCGATACAATTGCAAAAAAAAGTGCATTGGCAGTATGGAATGAGTTACAAAAAAGATTCCATACACAATGTGAAGAAGGACGTTCGGAATGTATCATGGCACACATGATACGAAAACCAAATGCTCCATCCTCATGGGAAACAAAACCAAATGAATGGTTGTCTTCACTCGATATTGAAAACGTGGAGAAAGAGTTTATGAGAATGTTTTCTACATACTACTTTGTAGGATGTGTACCTATTGATTTCGACACAAAGTCAAAAATGGGGAAATGTATTGTCAATGCACTATGTTCTCTCGATATTCGCTCACTGTATGCAAAAAGATACCGCAAAATAGGAATTGTATTCAATACAGATGTGAGTAGTGGACCTGGGCAACATTGGATTGCATTATTTGCAGATATTCATCCTGATTTTGAGTATCCGAAACTTGTGTACTTTGATTCATACTCCCAAAAACCAGAAAAAGAAATCCAAAGACTCATGATACGTTGGAAACAGCAGCTGGACTCGTCCAAAGTGTATTCGAAACCAGCTGTACTGGAATACAATAAAACGCGACACCAGTACGAAAACTCGGAATGTGGAATGTACTGTATTTACTTTCACTTATGCTGCATACTTCGAATTCCAATGGATATGCGTATTCCCGATGATGTTATGAGAAGTTTTCGAGGATTGTTATTTCGTATTAAAAAGTAATGGATACCGCATCGACATATCCAATACTCTTGGGAGCAGGCGTTATTATTGTGACAATTGCTTTTGTACTATATTATACTCTTGTACCGTCTGGAACGCAGGCATTTCTAAAAGCAAAATCAAATTTTAGTGCATATGCACAAGTCACAAAAGTTGCTCCGCTTGGATGTCCTCAGCCGTACCGATTCTGTGATTTTTATCTTGCATCCTCTTCATACTCGGTGTTCCCTGGAGCCAAATTGTATGACTATGTATCCGACAGTATTCTTCCCCTTGCGATCAAATCCGGAGTTCGAATGGTAGAACTTGATATTTACTCGGACAGCAATGACAAGCCTGTTGTTGGTCTCAAGAATCA